CGTGAGCAGGCTACTACGCAGTTCAATATCTTGAGCGCTAAGATTGATGCTCAAACAACCTTGATTAATGATAAATTCTGTCAATTGGAAATGCGTGAGATGCAGAATACGATCAATCAGTTGCGTGATGAAAGGTCGGCTTACCAAGCCTCCGCGTTGACTCAGCAACAGACTCAGAATTTGATCAACCAGTTGAGACCTACCCCTGTGCCGGCTTATCCTTCATGCTCTCCTTACCAGACTTATGGATGGGGTCAAGCATTTTATGGAGGTAATTACGGATGTGGGTGCAACAATGGATGCTGCAACAACGGAAACGCCGCTATTTAACTCTATAAAGGAAGGAGGCTATTATGGCTTGTGTTTCTAAAATAGGGTCTCTTTATGAGTTGGTCACGAAGAACGTGGTAGTGACTACTACCAACACCATCTTCGGTATCAACCCAAGGATATGGCTGTCCTTGCCATGCGAGGGCCTTCTGCTGCTGAAAATCCGGCAGGTGGTTCCGACAACAGGCGAGACATTGCCAGTACAGATAGCTATTCCAGCGAACAGCACCGTATCCACGGTAGGTGATGACACATGCTGCCCGGTAACCGGCGTGGCTGTGGTGAATCCGATCAACGTGGCTGTGACCGGAGCGGCTATGGTTAACAACACCGAACGCCTTGTTTATTTCAACAAGGTAAGGGGTGTATTGAGGCTCATGGATTGCTGTGTGCCTACAACTTCCGCCTCGGCGTCGGAGACGACTGTTGATGAGGAATAGGTTAGATTGGATGTCTAATGGGAGGGTATTCCCTCCCGCTTAAAAATCGAGATATGTTTAGAGACTTAAAGAAAGGATTTCAAGTATATACGCTGGATACGTCCGATGTTCCGGTGTTCAGGATGGGGAATGTGGTTAACGTGTCCGAGCCTAGGTTCCAGCAACCCCAGATGGGTCAGATGGGGCAATATCAGCAACTACAGGATAGGGTGATAGACCTTACCGTGGAGATAAACGGGTCTTCCATGACCTACGTCGTACCGGAGAGCAGGGATGTCGCTATGTCCAATAACATAACTTTGGCCTGCTCGGTCGATCCGATCATGAACCAGCTTAACGCCGCTAAGAGAACCAGCTCCGATATTCTCGATAGTATCGATAAGCATAGGAGGACGCTAGAGGCTTGTGATTCGATCCTTGAGGAAATCAATCCGGCTTTTAAGCAGACTAAGGATCAAGACCGGAAGATCAAGAATCTTGAGGAGAAAGTCGATAGGATGGGATCCTCTTTCGATGAGCTAAAAGAGTTGTTAATTAAAAAATTAGGTTAAGATGAGAGTTATAGATTTAGGCGGCGGTCACGATGAGGACTACGATGACGAGATCTACGATCGTAGAGGCGGCCGTGGACGTAGCAGACGTTCGGATGGGACTTACATGGGTTATGGTGGTGGAATATATGACCATTATGGCAAGGAGCATGACGATAGGATGGATGAGCTAGAACGCCGTGAGCGTGATCTTGAAAGACGTGAGAGGGAACTGGAACGTGACGAGCGTGAGCTTGAGAAACGCGAGAGACTCCATGAACGTGAGGACGAGATGTATCGCAGGGGATGGTTCGGTGAGCGTGGCATCCGTGACGAGTTCGATGGTACCGAGCCGTATATGCGCAGGGGACGCAGGAGTCGTTACTACTGAGGAGCAGACGCCGATGACCCGGATTATAAGCGGTATATAGACACCCATGGATATCACTTTTCCAAGGAGCTGGCTAGGGAAGCCGCTGACAAGATGCTTAACGCTGACGGATCCAAGAGAAGATGGACGATGGAGGACGCTAAGCAGATGTTCGATAAATGCGGGGCCAAGAAACCGGATAACGCTACGTGGGGAGATATCCAATATCTGTTCGCTATGTTTTATAGCGACTACTTTCCTAAGGTATTGGACTGCGACCAGAAAATAGTCAAGGCTGTCTTGGCTTATCTGGAAGACCCTGACGCCCCGGAAGGGACGGCGTTCGTCAGGTATCTGGCGGTGCGGTGCTTCGTCGGTGACACAATCAAATGGAGTGAGATGATATGATTTGATACAACGTTGGAAGAACCCTGTCGGCGATAGAATACCGATGGGGTTTCTTTTTTTTGTCAAGTATCTTATTATCGTTACATTTGTCAGGAGTAGGTCTTTTTGTTCATAGGTAGGGCGGGCGGGAATGAAAAAAGGCATCCTCACGGACACCCTTCCCCTTTGGTTGAAAATCACTTAAAACATTATGAGTTACTACTACACCGCAAATATAGATAAATAAACGTGAATAGCAATGGGTAAGGGGTATTATTGGATAGAACCTGTGGATCGGACGTTAAATGATTTTCAGTTTTATAAGGCACGTATCGTGGGTGATCCTGAATATGACGAGAAACATCATCGTGTTATATTGAGGACTGATAAGTATTTTCCTGTCGGGAGTATCTTCCATGCCCTTAACGATAAGGAGATGTTTGTTATTGAACGTAAATTCAAGATCTGGGGCAATAAGTATGTCATAAGACCTTGTGAGGGCGAGTGGGAATGGGAGTCTATCCAAAAACTTAAAGACAAGGCTATTATATTCCGTAGCGGATTCCTGCATGGGGACGGCAGCTTTTAACACCTGCCCGTATCTACCCCCCCCTAGATTTCTTGGTGCTTATATATATGGTTATATTTGAACAAAAATAATTATGATATGGAAGATTTTCAAGGTAAATACAATGGCAAGCAGATAGAGCAGCTTTTGGATAAGGCTAATGATATTGATCTTACCAAATATGCTCTTAAGACGGATAATGCCCCTACCGCCACGAAATTACAGGCGGCTAGGACCATAGCGCTGTCCGGGGCTGTTACCGGTAGTGTCTCATCGGACTTCGGGAGTAATATCACTATCTCCACGACATTGGCGAACTTCGACGCCTCTAAGATCACGTCCGGTACTATCGATATAGATAGGTTACCTAAGGCGGCTTTGGAGAGATTGGTCGTGGTAGCTGATGATACGGCTAGATTCTCCCTTACCACCGCTACGGCTCAAAGCGGTGATACGGTAAAGGTCACGTCTACAGGTAAGATGTATCTGATAAAAGACGAGTCTAAATTAAGCAGTGAGGATGGGTATGAGCCTTACACGGCCAGTCAGGCTTCCTCCGTGCCTTGGTCCGGGGTTACGGGCAAACCAAGTACCTTCGCCCCGCCTACGTCCTCGGCTACCGTTCTTGGTGGTATTAAGGTAGGATACACGACTTCAGGAAAGAATTATAAAGTTCAGGTAGATTCGTCTGGTAACGCTTTTGTTAATGTTCCATGGACAGATAATAATACGACCTATAATCAGGCCACGGCTGATACTTTAGGATTGGTCAAGATCGGTTATACCACTAGTGGAAAGAATTACGCCGTATCCTTGGACTCTAATGGGAAGATGTATGTGAATGTCCCTTGGACTGATAATAACACGACTTATGCTCAAGCCACGAGCGATAATCTAGGTCTTGTTAAGATTGGATACTCTGCCAATGGCAAGAACTATCCCGTTGTTCTTGACGATAGCGGTAAGATGTATGTGAACGTTCCGTGGACGGATACCAACACCACATATTCCAATATGGGGGCGGCTACTTCCTCCGCCGCCGGGAAAGCCGGTCTGGTCCCTGCTCCTGCCGCTGGAGCGCAAGGTAAGTATCTTCGTGGCGATGGAACGTGGCAGACACCTCCAAACACCACATACAGTAACATGGGTGGGGCTACATCGTCAGCGACAGGAACATCCGGATTAGTCCCTGCCCCAGCCGCAGGTAAACAAGCCTCTTTTTTACGTGGTGATGGCACGTGGGTTGTCCCTACTAATACCACATACGCCAAGGCCAATACATCGACTCTTGGGTTGGTAATGATCGGATATGCGGAGAATGGCAAGAATTATCCGGTAGAGCTGGATGGTAGCGGGAAGATGTTCGTCAACGTGCCTTGGACAGACACTAATACGACGTATAGTGTCGTGGGAGCTAATGGGTCCACAGGTCTGGTAAAGAACGGGAGTACGGTAACTAGCGCTTCTGGCTATACCGCCTGTCCTATTATCAGTGGTGTCCCTTATTATAAAGACACTAATACCACTTACGCCAATATGAAGGCAGCTACCGCTTCAGCGGCTGGTGCTGCGGGATTGGTCCCGGCTCCCGCTGCGGGCAAACAGACATCCTTCCTCCGTGGCGATGGAACATGGGTCGTGCCTACCAACACAACGTACGGGTTGGCCTCCACTACCGCCAACGGCTTATTGAGACAGCTTAATGGCAGCACCTCTAGTTTCATGCGTGGAGATGGCACATGGGCTACCCCTCCTAACACGACATACGCGGTGGCCAACGAATCCACTAACGGATTGATGGCGGCGGCTGATAAGAAGACCATGAACAGGCTTATAGGGGTTAATACGGTCACGACATTGGCTAACTTGCCTATCTCCAAAAGAAGCATCACGGCCACGCTATCAGCGGCTACCACCCTATCCGTGGCGTCAGGTATGCAGATAGGAGAGGAGCTGATGATCAGGTGTGTCCCGTCTGCGGTCTTTACTCAAGCCATACCAAATTCAGGAGCTTATGTAAGCATGAGTGGTACTTCTATAACCACTACGGCTAACAAGCCTTTCGAGATAAATATCTGGTGTTACGCTTCAGGCAAGTATAGCATCGCTGTTAAAGAACAAGATTAAAGAATAGATTATGGCATATACATATATAAACAGGGAAATATATCCCAATATGTTGGTTTTAGACGAACCTCTTGATGATAATTACGCTAAGGGTAATAGTTATGATGATTATATTAATGGCAATCCGATTCCATGGATAGAGCTGGGACAAGAACAACTTTCGTTCAAGGAAGCTAATCCTAAAGCCACGGTTAAGGAGATCATTGAGGCTAGATTAGATGAGTCAAGGGTTCTTAACGAGGAGAAATCGGCTAAATATGAGGAGCTGAGATCTTATGAGACTGAAAATCTCCATGAGTTTTTCTTGGATGATCAAGATATTTATATTCCTGAATATGACAGACGTAGCGCTTTGGCTGATGGGGCTATAGTCGGTAAGATAACGATTATGGGTCTGGAGTTCGATATGACGGAAGGCAAGATCTTGATCGGGATGATGGATAAGTACGATAACGATCTGACAACGGCGTTAGGGGACAAGCAAAAGCAGATCAGTATAGCCACTACCGTAGAACAGGTGAGAGCTGTCGATGTTCAGTCCGGCTATCCTGATAAGGTAAGTGTTACCACGGCGTACATCCAGCAACAGGCGAAGGAGAAGGATGCTCTCGATCCTCAAAAAGTAGCTGTCGAGTTTTCTAGGATATTGGTTAATGACAAATCTTTATCCTTATCATCCAACGAGAAATTGGATGTTAAGGTCCTATTTCCTATATGGGGACAAGAAGGAGCGGAGTTCGGGCTATCCGTGGATACCGGATTTTGTCTTAGGGTAGTTAAGGAGGATACGGATATCCTTTACGAGGTTATCCAGCCTCATACGTTATCGTCAGAATGGGAGCCTGGACTCAGTACGGCCTCCTTATATAAGGTTGTTGACAAGGAGCATGCCGGGACTATAGGTGATCCTATCCCTTATTTCCCTCCTATGGAGATATTTAAGGATAAATATTACATTCAGAACGCTGACGTGTATAAATGCACAAGGGATAGTGGAACTCCTCTTAGTCATAATTTAAAGGACTTAGTAGGGTTGTATGTTGAGGTTGTACAGGGCTAGTCGTATCTACCCCCCCCTATATTTGGCTTGTGATATGATACAAGTTATTTTTGGCATAATAAAATGACATTTATAAATAAATAGATTATGGCTTCACAAAAATTTGGTTTCGTAACCGTCGACCCGGTATCAGGATCAGTAGATCAGGCGGTTAATTTCTCCGGTGAGAAACACACCGGTCGTCTTCAACGCACTATCAACCTTACGGTCACCACGAACGGCGGGGCTAAGAAGGCGTTGGTAGTTAATCAGGCAGCGGCTGCTGAGGTGGTAAGATCAGACAGCCCTAACGCTTCCGTACAAAGGACAGGTGGTAATGTTACCATCACCGGTAAGTCTAACAGTACTAAGCTTACATTTTCGGTCACGCCGGCTGAGGAGAACGGGCTTACGTTACAGCTCCCGGCTGACTACACGGCGGCTGGAAAGACTACGGCTAACGGAGCGATTATCGCCGACGATCCCGGAGCCGCTGGCGAGTTCGTTTGGAGCATCACGATCTCGGACGTACCGGCCAACGTCACGATCGAGGAACTGACAGCTACATTGAAGGTAACTGCCGCTGGTGGCCAGACAGCCAACGTGACGGTAACGCAAGCCGCTGGAGACTCTACTATCGAGCTTGACAAGGAGGCTATTAACTTGGATGTAAATGGTACTCAACAGACGGTTAACGTAACATCTAACGACAGCTGGACTTGGGCGCAAGCAGCCGCCAGAACCGTGTTGAGGATGATGAGACGATAACAGTTAGGAGATAATGGTATCGAACCCCAATTGGATAAATCCGGTTGGGGTTTATTTGTTTTGTTATCTTTGCAATAGAACGAAAAAAAATGATATATATGGATAATGATTTGAATATTAATTGGAAGGACGGGGTAGGCGAGGTAACGGACCAGCCTCTGACCGTCAGCCCGGGGTCCGGGACCGGTAACGCCGCCGTTTCTTTTGGCTCGGTAATGAACAAAGGTCTTGACCGTACCCTTGAGTTGGAGATAACAACCCCCAAAGGCGTTAAAAAGACGCTTGCGGTGAATCAGGAGGGATGTAGGCAAGCTTATATCACGAGCGACGGGAAACGGTGGCTGACTAGCGACAATCGGGTGTATGGGGTGTTGAAGAGTGACGCTCCGTGTCAGTGCAACGGTACTTGCCTTATTTCTTATGTCCGTCCTGATGGAAGCATAACGGACGCACCTTCCGATAATTGTATAGGCGTTGTCCTTAACGCTCAAGGTAAGAGATTTATGATTGAGAAATATGAGGATCTTAATGAAAGCTATGTAACAGCCGGAGCCGGGAAGGACAGCACTTCCATTTTTTATTGGGGTGGATATGGTACGGATCAGACCGGCATTACAAATTATGACAAAGTAGATGGAAGTGATATTAGAGGTTACCTAAAACCGGAGTCGGGTTCATACAATGGTACCCCTAACCTTTCGGCAAATATTACTGCCTGGACAAGCGGGGCTTTATCTGATTGGAATGGAAAATCCAATTCAGAGATATTAAAAGGAATAACTACCGGTGGCGGTTCTTATACTTCCTATGCGACAATTGGCCATGTGCTTAATACGTTCTTAGCTAGTGCTGACGCTAAAGGATATGATGATTGGTATATCCCATCATGCGCTCAACTTGCGTTAATATTTATGAACTTGACGAGTGTCAATAACGCATTATCGGCTATTGGTGGACAACAACTCAGTCCATCCAAAGCCTATTGGGTTAGCTCAGAGTTTGACTCCAACAGCGGGCATCGCGTGTACTTCAAAGATGGCAGCGTGAACGGCAGCAGTAAGGGCAGCCGTTATAGTGTGCGGTTCATCAGGGACATTTAACCATGGAACTGCTTTGTTTTTACAAAATTTGTAATTACATTTGTGGCGCATGTCCATCACCATGCTTTTCATCGCTAATTTATTATAAAGGGATACAGGTCTGTGATGGGATCGGTATCCCTGTTTTTTAGATATGAAGAAGATAGATGTTTTCGATGTTCAGATTCCTGATGGGAGACAAATCCGTTGTATATCGTATAATAAGGTTACTTATTTTGATCTTGACGATATATGTAAGTTATGTTTCAGTTCATACGATTTACATGATGTGGCTGATACCAAGGTTATGAGTGAGTTCCTGCACCGTGATGGTGATCGTTATTGGGTTACGGTAGATGGCGTAAGGCAGTTGTATCGTAGGATTGAGTGCAAGATGTGTTTTGAGGTTATAGAAAAATTAAAAAAATTATGAGAGAGCAGGAATTTGATTTCGTGGTATATCCATTAAAGTTGATTATCACGGTAGGATTGGATTACGAGACGTTATGTAACCGTTTCGAGAATATGGAGCCGGATCATAAGGGAGAATGGGGTGATAAGGATGATATGGATAAGGAAGCGTCTTTCGTGAATCTGGTAAGGGATAGGGACGATGATGGTAAATTCGCCATACTTTGGAATTTTTCAAGCGACGATGATATAATGATGAGAAATATATGTCATGAGTCGTTCCATATAGCCATGAGCGTGTGCTAGTTCTGTAATATGTCGCTTGGATTTAAGGTTGGAGAGGATGAGCATGCGGCGTATATAGCCGGCTTTGCTGGTGATTGCGTTAGTAAGTTCATCAATAGCAAGAATACGGATTAAGTCGTAAATTATATAAGGAATATAAGAATATCAGCCTCCGCTTATTTGTGGGGGCTTTTTGTTTATCTTTGTCAAAAACATGAAGTTATGTCGAGTTGCGTAATTAAAAGAAATAGTAAGGGTAAGATAACCCGTGTCTTGACTCCTTCCGGAGAGGTATCTACCTTGTTCGATAAGATAGCGGGTATAGCTACCGTAAGTGACCTTAATAAGGCCGCTGAAGCTTATATGACTATTTATAACGATAAGTTCAGGTCTAAGTTCGGAGACTGGACGAGATCCGTTCCAAGGAATAAGGAGGCGGCCAGATCCATAAGCGCCAGACTTAGCGCCAGCGAGTGGGGGCAACTTATGTCAGCCAAGGTCCTGTCCGCCATAAGCGACATGGATGCCCCAGCGTTGGCCAGAAGCCTTGGGAATAGCGACAATGTCGTGGCTTATCTTACCTCCGGAGAGGTAGGTGATGTCAATGATATGGCTGTGGTAGATACATCCACGGTACAGGAGGTGGATCTGGATTCCATAAACGAGAATAATGTTGGCGATACGATACTGAAAGAGGTGTCATGGGATGATATAAGGGCTATCAGGGAGAATATAGATATTAAGGAAACAGCCCGTATGCTATGGAAGGTCGTGGAAAGCGCTTTTACCGGTCAACGGCCTAATATTAGGGTGAAGGGCGGGAATATAGACGGGGAGATCATATTTTCTGGTAATGTCTTGCCGTTAAATGATATTGAGAATTATACGCCCCCATCTTCGAGATTGGTATATGATTCTGGTGAACCTCGCCTGTTCTTTAGATCGGATGACGGCAAGATATACGACTCTTACGCCAACGCCATAAAAGGCTCGTCCGGCGGGCGGGTCGAGTCCGGGTTCTTGGCCGGCAGTGTCGAGGAAAGCGACGTCCCGTCCGGTGCGGCTGACATCTCCTTTGGCTCGTCCTCCATAACCCTTAACAACAGTGAGTCATTCATCCCGATCCTTGGTATCAGCTCAGACTCTAATATAAGCACCCGTGGAGGGTTCGTCAATTACCTTATCAAGAAAGGTATGTTGAGCGGGGAACGTATAAGGTTAGGGGATAGATATTATCTTACCGGAGCCGGCAACTCTGATGGTCTTAAGATCTATAACGCTATGGATGCCTTGTCTAGGCTAAGGAATAGATTTGGTAGTATGTCCTCTGAGATGAACGTATTAGGCTCCATCGGTTTTGATACGGAGATAGATAATGATCTTGATCTTATCACGACATCAGGGGAGAAGGTTACGGTAAGCAGATCGGAGATCAAGGGCATGTTAAGGCAAGGCAAGTTCGAGGAACTTAATAATAAGTATGATGGGTTCATGGAGCTAGCCTTGTCGTTGATGATGGAGGATAACGCCTTGTACGGAAGCAACGTCCGTGGGGTTATTGAGAACGAGAAGGCGGAAGATCTTCAGAACAGGACTGATATCACCAACATCTTATCCACGTTAGGTATCCGTGTGATGGGTATGTCTGAGTATATGGAGAAGTATAAGATGCGTAATGGTATTGAGCCTTCAGCTAGGGCATTGTCCGATATGGCCAATGGGGTTATCGCCTTGGCTGAGGGAGCTACGGTAGAGGATCTTAATGAGGAGGTAGCCCATTTCTTGATCGACACTTACCGTAACCAACAGGAGATTGACGAGGTTCTGGATTCTGTTGTCGGCACGCCATTATGGAATCAATTCGCCGGTCGTTACTATGAGGTGTATGGGAAGGAATACCAAGGGGAGGAACTGGATCGGATGGTGAAGCGGGAGATCCTAGGCAAGACGTTGGCCCAGCGGTTCGTACCGGGCATGGAACAGGCGGTGGAGGATCTGGCCTCGTCCGAGGACGCCCAGCTCTCCTTGTTTGGCAGGATAATCCGGGCTATACGGAATTTCTTCTCTACTCAAAGATCAGACTTGAATAAGGTTCTTGATAGGATAAAGGAGTCGGCGTTAGCTGATGATCCAAGCGCATTTGACGTGCTTCTGTTAAAGGATAGCGACCATCTCATGTACTCATTATCGGATGTTGATGTGGCTAATAAGCTGATCAAGAACGGTAGGTCATTGGAAAGACTATATACCAGATTGCAGAGGATGAGGTCAAGCCAAAGCCAGAGGATCGGTGAGAGTATCTCCCTTCTACGTGATATAGGCGAGAAGGTAAGACAAGTCGGGGGTGAGCTAAATAAGAATAACAACCTATTATCCACCAAGAGCGTCATAGCGACCGCCAAGGCTGAGGTGGAGTATTTGGTCACTGTCGCCAGTAGCCTACGTAAGAGCGGAAAAGGATTGGATTATGAGACGATACAGGTTATCGATAACGTATATGGGGAGATAGTTCCTCTGATCAGGAACCTTCGTGGATTCGTCAATAATCAGGCGGCTGATTATTATGGCAGCAATAAGGTTGGCATGGTAGAGGATATGGATGATATATTACGTATGGCTGAGACATCCATGTCTGATATAAATGCTCTTCGAAGTGATCGTAATGAGGACTGGCTGGATGGACAGCTCAGGATGTTTAATATCCCGGAAAGATATTGGAATGGGATAAAGAAGTTGATAAATAACATCCATAAGGATATCAATGTCATGTCCCGGTTCTTTGGTACGCTGGAGCATAGTGGTAACGCTATTTTAGGTATGTTAGGCCAACGTCTAGCCAAGGCCCATAATGAAGCCCATACCGAGGGTATATCCAATATCAATAAGATGACTAGGATGATGAAAGAGCGTGGATGGGGGATAAAGGATAATGAGGATCTTATACAGAAGATAAATGGGAAGAACTCGGATTACCTTGACTCGTCCCGTGATTTCGCCAAATACGATTTACTATACAGGACCGAGCAGGCTAAGGCTATTATCGATATATATGATCTTAAGAATGTTACGGGTAAGACCGAGAAACAACTTATCGACCTTCTTCTATCCGATAGAGGCCTTAAGGTGAAGACCCGTGACGACATAGTAGGATATGACGGGGATAAGCCTATCACTAAGGAGGTATATCATATATTCAAGCCTACCATCCAGAATTTCGATATCTCGGACATGACGTTCGAGGATCAGCAACGGTATCTGGATACGATAAATAAGTGGTTGGATGAGAACCAGGAGAAACCTATGGTGCAGGCTTATTACGATAAGATCGAGAAAGTCAATAAGAAGGTCGAGGAAAGACTGGGTCGTAGGGTATCGCAAGCCACGTCCGATTTCATGACCCGTATCCGCAGGAGCAGGTATGTGGCTATGGATAAGTTCGTGAGGAACGGGAAGGTCGATTGGAAGGCGTTTCAATCCGATCCTATAGCTTGGAGATCTTATCTGGATATTTTACGTGACAGGGCTATAGCCAAGAGCGAGTGGTACTCTGACGGTACGCCAAAGGAAGAGGGATCCGAGGCTCTGATGATGTCCGAGGAAATCAAGGCATGGGACGAGGCATGGGCCGAGGAGTTCGGGAATACCAACGAGGGTCGTAAGGCTTCCGCCGAGTTCAAGGAGATACTTCGTGGGATAGAGCGGTCCGAGGGCGGCAAGGCGGCGTTTGAGTTCCTGCTAGCTGGCGGTCATCTTGGCTTCTCCAAGGATATGTGGGGATCCGAGGAGGGTGATTATTACGAGAATCTTGTTGATAAGATCACGGAGCAATCTGTATCATCATCAAGAATAGAGAAGGTAGAGGAGGCGATGGCGACAATAAACGAGATCAATGACCAGCTAAGGCCTTTGCTTATCCAGTACCGGGATAGCACGAGATACGGGGAATATGATTTCGATAGGTTACGTGGATCCGCCTCATTAAGAAAGATAAACGAGTTATATGATCGTCTGGCTGAGGCTAAGAGCGTTATTAACGCCGCCGCTTCCGCTGAGGCTATTGAGATGGATATGCCTGATACGGTGGAGAGTGGAGTCACGGATTCTTACCGTAACGCTTTAAGGGATGCCATGGCATACGACAAGGGTATGGATGAGATTAAATTCGCCAAGGAACATATGTCTGCCCGCTCCCGGAGTCAGGTGGATAGGATGGCCGCCAAGTTATCTCGGAAGAACCCGTCATGGACGACCGTGGAGGTATCGTTTTTGAGAAGGAAATACGGTCCTGACTTCAATAATAAGCTAGCTAACGACATAGCGATGGGTAAGACTGATGAGATCCTTGTCGAGTATGCCAGAACTCGGTTGTATCCTTATATGAGGAAATACTCTCCCAAGGGATATTCTGATTTCGTTAGGAAGATAAATAACGGTACGTATAAGGTATCCGAGTTCTTTGATGCCATAGAAAATGGTATATCTAAGGAAGAGAGCGTATCCCGTTTCGGGTTCGATATTAATATGATTGACTTATCGATCAATAACCAGTGGCTAGAAGAGGCCGATGCCGAGAGTTCTTTCCGTAATCCTAATTATAATCCCGATCTGGGTTATGGATATCATACGCCTAGGTTCGATAAGTACAAGAACGAGGCTTTTTTCAAGAAATACGGTATTACCAACGAGGGGGAGGAAGCTACGATCAATAAGGATAAGTGGGAGATGAGGAAGGAGCTGCTTAACATAAGCCGTAAGGCTATGGAGGATTATGATGAGCGATTCCGGAACATCTACCAAATACCACAGATATCCAAGGGCGGCGTGGAGAGGATGGTGCAGGCCGGGGTTGACCCGAAGGCGGCCATCGGCAACGCCGTACGTGATATCGTTGGCGAGAGGGTGGATGACCCTATACATGGTCAGGGGCAAGACCTAGGAGGGATTGATGAGAACGATAACAAATATCGTATGATCCCCAAATACTATCTTAGTAAGTTGGAGAACGCCGATGACGTGTCCCATGACTTCGCCTACTCCTATTCCATGTTATCCTTACAAGCGACCTCTTACAAGTATAAGAGGGCGGCCTTGGATGATGTTATGGGATATAGGAACATGATGCTGGAGACGCAATACGACGGCGGTAAGAATCCAGAGGCAACGCATGCCTATAGGATGTTTCAAGATTGGGTTAACGCCAGTATCTATGACGTCAGGATAAACAATAAGCGGGCTGAATGGAATATAGGCAATTATAAGGTCGATCTTAATAAGCTGGCTCTTATGTTTACCAAATTCGTATCCAAATCCAACTTAGGCTTCTCCCCATTCGTCGCGGCTACCGGCGCCCTTACCGGGCAGGCCAACTTCCTTTTGGAGGGTATGGTGGGGCAGTATATAAGCAAGGATTCCATGAAATACGCTTATGGAGAAGCTCAGAAACAGTTAAGTACGTACGTGTCTGAGATCGGGGACATAAATCGTACCAATAAGTTATATGTTGTCGGTGAGGCCCTAGGCGTATTCAACGTTCGTAACCGTGTAAGATCGGCTGCGTACAACAAGATCTGGAGAACCTTATTCCGGGACCTGCCGTTTAAGATGATGGAGGTTCTTAACTCCCCGTTGGATCCGCAGGTTATTATCTCGGTCATGGATGATACCCGCCTATACGAGGGTCAGTTCTGGTCATACTCCAATTTCAAGGAGATGATGATGAAGGACAGGAATATGTCCGCTAACGAGGCTAAACGCGATTGGGAGCGTTTAAGAGATTATTCTATGTGGAACATGGTAGACGTCAAGGATGGAAAGATCGTGGCTAAGAACGAGGCTAACAAGGATATTATAGACCGATATATACCCACCTTGTCCAGTAGGGTAAGGAGTATGGTGCAGATCTGTGACGGCGCCTTGAACGAGCAGAACCGGGTGGGGGCTAGCCGGAACGCTATCCTTAATATGGTGCTGCCTCACCGTGGATGGTTTATATTGGCCGTACAGCGGGCGTATAAGAAAGCCGGTTTCAATTTCCAAACCAACCAGTTTGAGGAAGGATATATGAGAACGTTATGGAGACTGGCCGGTAATGTCTATGGATCGATGTCCGAGGGCAGGATGGGAGAGGCATATGACGTGCTTAAGGAAGAGTATGATAAGCTTACCCCCTACGAGCAGATCAATATCAAGAGATCGATTATCAACATGGCGGTATTCGCTACGATGATGGCCATAGGACGGGCTTTGATGGGATATAGGGAGGATAATGAGGATAGCTGGTTCGGGCAGTTCATTACCTACATCGGGTTCAGGACGATCAATGAGATCGCCTCCCAGGCATCCCCGTTCATGGAGCTTAACGTTATAGACATGTTACAAGACCCGCTGGTTACAGCCCGTAAGTTGGGTGATCTTACCGATCCTCGAAACTGGGATCCTTTCGCTACCGTCCAGACCGGAGTGTATAAGGGCGAGAGCAAGCTATGGAGGCAGCTCATGAAGTTCTCGTTTGGTAAGCAATGGTATAATATCAAGACGGCTAGGGATATTAAGCAGACATCCGACTACTGGTTGATGACCAACGGCATGACGATGGGATTCTTCTTAGGAGGTAGGGATAAGGACGAGTCTGGGGAGGACGCTAATTGGTACTTTGACAGGGGAAGATAACCGATATAGTATGACGAAAAAAATAGCCAGTCAATTGTTTAAGACAATTTGATTGGCTATATTTGCATCATGAAACAATGAATGACGGGATCTCACTTCAAGGTCATTCAATGTGTAAGATATTTTTGGCTCATTAGGATTTGTCGAGGTGAGATCCGGCATTTCCTTTTGGGCCTATTTTTATATTATGTGTAATATTGTTTTAAATGACGATTTGTCTATTAGATCGTATTTTGAGAAGGTTCTTGAGTTAGTTGAATCCGGAGAAGATTTTCCAGTTAATTTAGATGATGTTTGGCCTTTGATATACTCTGATAAAGGTAAGGCCGTTAGGGTTCTTACTGGTGATAATGGTTTTATCAAAAATATTGACTATAAGGTTTTTACCCAAAATGGCAAAAACCCAGTTGGCGGTAGACCTACGATCGTGTATATGATCTCCGTATCTTGCATGGAATATTTAATAGCGAGAAAAGAAAGAAGGGTATTTGATGTATATAGGAGTGTATTTCATGGAGCGGTAAACGCTTTGAATAAGGTGGAAAAATCCGTGGAGAAGAATCTTCCGCATAATTATATAGAAGCGTTAGAGGCGTTGTTGGCGTCCGAAAAAGAGAAGCAGGCGTTAGCTGAGGCCAAGAAAGTGATAGAGGAGGAGAAGAAGGTCGTTCAAGCTGAATTAAATACAGCTATAGATACTATAAAGGAGAATGAACCGGTAATTGATATGTTTAAAAGGTCTATTCCAAGAGAGGGTGTCCTTATCCGTGAATCATCAAAGTATTTTGAGCAATTTGGCTATTATATCGGGATTAAGAACATGTATCCGTTATTACAGGAATTAAAATATGTTTTTAGGAATGAGAGAGGTAGGATAGAAGCATATCAGTCCGCTCGTAATTATGGATTAGTTACATATGGGTCTGATCCCGGTGATGAATACTGGGAGGCTAAAGCCATGACCGTCATGATAACATTGAAAGGATTTGTTAAGCTAGAGGAGTTGTCAAGGAAGAAAAGAGATGTTTTTAAGAGATATGGACATTTCTATGATAATGTATGAGTATTGTAAGGATAGAGGCTTATAACCTCTATCCTTATTTATATACTACTCGTCCCATTGCTCCTAATAGCTCTTTATCATCCTGCTCCTTTACCTCTACATAATAATATCCCTTGAAACAAAATTTCTTTTGATCGGGATCTGACAAGAACTTTTTATATTCCTCGAATCCTTCATCTGAAAGATGATAAGCCTTTCTTTTTTGCTGAAGTAATTCATCTGATTCTAATATCTGTTTTTTAGTAGCCATAATAACGTCATTTTTTTATTTTACGATTTTTAGACGATGAGGTATTCTACCTACTCCACAAAGTTCCCCATTTTCTGATTTGACAATTTTTACTCCATCAATAGAATGATAGATGTTTTTTGTAGGATCATTCAAAAAATCTTTAAAACTTTCCAGTTCTTCATCTAATAAGAAAAATTCTTTCTTGCAAAGTTCAATGTCCATATAATGATTTTTTAAGGTTGTTATATATCTTGTAATAAATACTCTTCTATTTTCTTAGCCATATCAATAAGCATCTCACATCTAAGGTCGTTAAGATCCTTACAAAACCTCATGTCTTCCTCATGCTTTTCCTCAGGCGATCTGTTATCAATTACGCTGTAGCATGGTGACGAATACACGGGGATAGGTCTCATGGCCTCTATAGCCAATTTAATAGCCTTTTCACTGATCTCGCTCATATAATCCTCTTTTTGCACCCATATAATACCACTGTTAAAGCAATTTGGGTTTTCTAACTGGCAATTTCCATTGTCATAAAAACAACATCCTGTACAACATTCTTTCTCTATCTCTGAGACAGCCATGAATCTCTTCTCTTCATATATCATGGTATCTCCTTTTTTTATCTTATTCCTCTTTGTATTCATCTTATCAAACTTTTATATTCTACTTTCTTTAACTGCTCTTCGGTAGCTTTCTCCTTCGGGAACTTCCCGTGCCATTTTCCGGGCACCACGACATCACGGCCGTCTGGGGAGGTAGTAAGCCTCCCGCATTCGCTGCACAGCCCCATGCCCTTGTACGGCTGTAGTTCCTTGGCATAGTCGAATTTATCCACCATATACTCGTTTGTCAACATCCAATAACTAGACGTAGCGGTATTATCAACGCAACCGCATTTAGCGCATACAAATAAGCTCATATTTTAGTATCGTTAAATGTCGTTATCCTTATCATCGTCAATCCTCTCCACTTTAATTGTTCCCATATCGCCTGAAGGTAACGTGATATCACTATACACGTTATTCCAGTCCTCGTCAATGGCCAATTGATGTAATATCGACCTATATATCTGGTAGGTGTTGCCGATAAGTCTCTTCCTATTTATCTTATCCTTACTACCCCCATCATATCCTATATGCTCATAATCCCCAAGATCAGGGAACAGTCTTCTTCTTATCGCTCGTGAGTTATTGACTATAAAGCTTCTTATCCCCAGCGTTTCCGCTCTATCCATATCATTTATCAACGTATCTGTCGTATGTTGTAGGTCCATGTCGCCAGCGGCGAATCTACTGATGTCTTCCACGCATTGGGATATCAGCATTAGCTGCTCCCTTGTCAACGTTATTTTATAAAGTTGTTTATTATCCATGATTATCTGATATTAATTTTTCTTTTATATGTTTAGATATATCAATTATCTCATCTTTTATATTGCAATCATCTTTTAATAATGAACCAAATATACATGATATGGCGCTTTTTAGGCCTAGCGCTATCCCTATCTCCAATATTTTTTTATCGGTATTAGAGATGTCTATAGGTTCATATAATATTGATGATATGCTGTTAATTACATATATCACATCATTTTCATTCATTGATGTAGATTTATCGACAATAGCTATAAAATCTTTTATAACCGCAATATAAGCTATTTTTATTTCTTTTATCGTATCATCGCTTAGATGCCTATCCTTTATATGTCTTTCAACATACCGGTTTACTAAATTTCTATTTTGTTTGATTTGCTCATTTTATTTTTGTCTTTTGCATATTTCATATCATTTACGTCGTTAATTTTATTATCAGTATAGTAAAGATGAATATCACATATATTATAGATATCCAAGTCATTACACTTACCATAATTCCTATATTCCTAGGTATAGGATCTATTCTCCTGAATGTCAGGATCATGAATATAAATGTCTTGAAGTTCATAATTTATTATATTTTTCTATATAGTTAACTATAAAATCTTTAACTCCTTTTGGGGCATCTGTTAGTTTAAGTTTTCCTTGGAATATATCCTTGCCGTACTCGTCCATGATCTCCCCGAACGAAGGATTCATGACTCTTGTTGACATGCATATCGGTTGATCGGTATCGAATTTGAGGACAATCGTTTTTCCGCTGTTTATCACCTTTTTTAAAGCCACGTAAAGTTTTCGGCCTTTTATTATATCACAATTCCCTTTTAGGATATTGGACA